TGCCATGATTTCTCCTTGTTTAGTAGCTTAGAACGCCGGCGGTGTCTAAGACTCCCTGGGTTGCGCTGTCTAGAATAAATGCTTGAATGATCGGTTCACTTGTGAGAACTTTAGTAGTAAATGTCGTCTTTGTTATGTCGTGTTGCAGGCCTTGTACGAACAATTCCCTGGTGATAGATGTGGATCCTGGCATCGTCTTTGTGATGTTGACAAGGTCGAAGATTTCAAGTTCTAGGCCTGCAATATTGCGTGCTTGCTCGTTCTCTTCTACAAGGTTGAGCGTCATTGAATCAATGCGAACCAGCGAGTCTTTTCTGGATTCTAAGATCATCGTTGCCTGGTCAAGTGATTCGGCATCTGTCTCAACCAGGATTCCTTCTCGCTTGCCTGAATGGAGGAAGTAGTTATCGATCGATGTCTGATCTGAAACGATTTGGCTGGTTCCGTTGAGCCGGGTCACGGAGACGTTATTTACGATCAGGGTGTCGTCAAAGGCTAGATCTATCTGCTGGTAGCCGATCTCGGTTCCATCATCGCTGAAATTAGTGGGTGTCGAGTCTGCATACTGGCTGACGGTGGTTCTTGAATAAAAGGTTGCGTTTCCTTCTGCGTCTACGAAGAATCCACCAAATTCGCTATTTTCAACAGTTTGGATCGCATCGAGTAAGTTTCTGGATGTTCCTGGGTCTGCTTGCAGGGTGCTATCGCCTGCGTTGATGTCTCGCTGCGATGCCGGCCAATCTACAAGGTCGAGCAGGTTTTCAATGCGTGCTCCGCTGAGCTGGCCTGCGCTTGTTCCTGGCACACTGGTGATCGTGATGTTGTTGAGAAGTCTGAAGCCGTCGACGCAGCTGAGAATCACTCGCGATGCTTCGTTTACGCCGATCGCGAAGGTGGTGTCATAGCTGGTGATAAATCCTGAATAAAGATAATAACGGATGCCTTCGTAGTCGGCGTAGATTCGGATCTTTCGAAGTGGGATGAGTTTGCCGTAATAAGGCCCCGATGGGTTGGCCGGGTTGAAGTCGCCTGTTTCATCGAGCAGCTCGACGGTGGCTGTTCCTGCTTCGAATTTGCTCAAGATTCGGTTTCGTCCTCTACGGATCGATGTTCGCAATACGATCGGTGAAACGTCGATCGAATCATCGGCGTCTGCAAGTTGCCCTGTTCCTAGAAGCCCTTTTATTGCATCATCCAGGGTGAAGGCTGTGGAAATAAATGCCGGGCCGTTTGTGAAGTCGATCGTGACGCCGAGCTGTGGAATGCCTGCCATTAGAGGGCCGTCGCATCTTTAAGAATCGTCTGGCCGCTATTTTGCCCTTGAAGCAAGCCGTCGCGAATCGATGTAACCAGATCCTTCTCGGTGGTTATGTTGCCCTGAACGGTCATATTAATTGTCACTCCACGTGGCAATTGTGATCCGGTTCCGGATGTTCCTAATCCGACGCTTGATGCTCCTGAAATTGTTGGAGCGCTGACTTTTGTTTCTGCTCCTACAAATGGTTTGTATCCGCCTAGCACTGCCTTCTCTTGTGTTGTCAAAGTTCCGAAGGCGCTTGCTGCGGATCCTGTTGAAGATTCTAATTTCTTAGCAACCGCTTTCATTTCGGCTGCCACGAATCCGCCCCCACCGCCGCCCCCACCACCGCCACCGCCACCGCCACCGCCTGGTGTTGGTGTTGTTGGTGGTGTTGGTGCAAGTTTGGCTCCGGCTGCTGCAAGGTAGGCGTTAAGAGCTTCGAGTGCGTTGCGCCAAGATTGCGCTGCCTGGTTGCCCGGTGTTGGCCATAGGTCGGATGGAACTACGCCGTCTGCGATCTTCTTTGCGTAATCTGTGACTTCCTTGCTGGTCAGTTTCCATTTTTCCATCAAAGCGTTCACTTCGGATTGATCTAGTTTTCCGTCATTGATTGCCTTGAAGAAGTCCAGGTACATCTCTGCTTGTTGCCTTGTGACGCCCCATTGCTTTGCAAGCAGGTCAATTTCATCTGTTGAAAGTTTTGAATCGTTGACGGCAAATATCGCGGTCGTGTAAGCGACAACGGCTTCCTGGCTAACGCCCCATTTAAGTCCTAGAAGGATTACTTCCTCTGGTGAAATTTCCTGATCAGCAAGAACGCCAAGAAGATCGTTGTATCTTCTAATAGCCTCATTTGCCATCAGTTGGGCATTCATGTTTTCAATGATTGAGGCTAGTCGTTGCTGTTCTGCTATGTTTCCTTGCTTAACAAGGTTCAGGCGTGCTGCTTCGAGTTGTATTGGATCTGTATCTGAAACATTTTTGATACCGAATTTATCTAATCCTGCTTTTTTAATTGCAGCGCGGACTTCTGCCATTTTCTTTTCGGCAGCGGTGAGTTCCTTTGTTCCCTTTGTATTTCCAATAATGACTTTAGTGTTTTTACGATTTGCTTCTGATACTTGTTCTGAAACCTTGCTCAATTCCTTCAAGTGTGAATTGTAGGTTTGAGTTGCGGTTGCAGCTTTCTCGGTTCCTATTGTTACTCTGTTTAGCGCAATAAATGCCGCACCTGATGCTGCAACAAATACACCGATGGCTGCTGCCGCTGCGATTGCTGAAGCACCGCCTGTGGCGAACGCTGTAGCAACACCAGCTGCTGTTGCTGCCGCCGCTTGTGCTGCAAATGCAGATCTCAATGCAACAAGGGCTGTGACTATCGCATAGATGCCGGTTGCAAGTTTTGCCCCTACGAAGATTGCTGCGAATGCTTTTACAATTCCTAAGTTGTCAGAGATTGTTTTGAAGAAACGAATCAATCCCTTTGCAACTGAGATAACAGTCGTTCCTACTTCTTTGAGACCTTCCGCAAGTTGATCCTTGTTTGTGCTGACCCATTCTTGAATTACAGGCAGAACGTTAGCGGAGATATATTCTGCAAATTCTTCCAGTATCGGAATAAATGCATAACCGATTTGATCTATAATTTGATTAAATGCTAACTGTAATTTTATTAATCTAAATTCAAAGGTTCCGGCACGTTGCTCTGCTTGACCAGCAAATGTTTCGCCCAAAGATTTCAATATTTCATTAAGATCTTTAGCCTTTACTGCGTCTGCGTCAAGTGGGACGCCGAGTCTTGTTAGTGCTCCGACATTTCCACCGATCGCCTTAGCAAGTGCCAAAGAAACGGAAGCAAGATCTTTCGTAGTTCCTGCTGATATATCAAGTGCCAAAGATTGCAGCGCTTGTGCCTGTGTCACATCTTTGGTTGCTTGCGTTAAAATTTGAAGAGATGGAATCAACTGGTTATTGTCAACTCCAACAAGAAGTTCTAATTTATCTAGATATGTAACTGTCGCAGCAATTGCTTCATTTGTTGCGCCTGTTGTATTGCGCAGAGCAGTTGCTAGTGCGATCTGTTGCTTCTGATCTTCCATCGCGCCTTTGACGGCGTCGACACCAATCTTGACTGCAAAAGCCGCCGATGCAGCTGCTGCTATCCCAAATGCTTTAGTGGCTTTTCCTGCAAATTTATCAAAGTCTTTGCCGAGTCTCATAATATCTCGACGTGCTGCCTTGCTGCCCTTATCGGTATATTGGGTAATAATCCGAGCTACTACTGCGCCTGTTGCCACGTGATTATCCCTTCTCTTTATTTATATTAAGTTGCAGAATTTTCTTTGCATCATCCATCGCTTTGCGAACGTTGGTGCGAATTTTATCTGCGTCTTTATCTACAACGGCCCAAATGCCACGAGAGGCGCCTTTGAATCTTTGGTTGAGAACGCCGATCATATTGCGTCCTGTTCCTGATCCATCGCTGCGTCGTCCTGCTACTTCCCAAATTGCACCGGCTGCTGTTCTTTGAATAAGCGCTCCGGCGCTGGTGGTATAGTCGGATCTAACTTTGCCTTCGACTCTGGTTTTCTTAATACCCTGGCGGATCGCTCCTGGTTCCCAGGCTGGCCATCCTTGACCGCCGCGTGTGCGCCCCTTTGCCGCTGGAACTGTGCGCCATCCACTCATGGGTGGCTCATCTTTAATTTTGGCCCTGGCATCGGTTTCGGCAAGACGCAGCTCGTCGCTGATTACTTTATTCAGCCGACGAGCTGCGTCCTTGTCGAATTTTTTGAGCGATTCGATGGTTTCTTTGATGCCGGATATAACTACTGTTTCATCCGCCATTTTTATTTACCGCCTTTGCTCGCTCTTTCAGGTAGATCACGATCGATTCTAGAATGCCATCTGGTGCATCTAGCAAACTGATCGGGTCGATGCCTGTCTCCACAGAAACTGCTGCTATTGAATAGGTCAGGCTGTTTCTGTGGATTCGGAATTTGGGTCTGTGTCCAGGGATACCGCTTCTAATGTATCCAAGAAATCAGGCCCGAAGGGTTTTACCACTTTGCCGTTTGCTCGAAGTGCGAGCCACCCTAAATAATAGATGTGCTCTAGCTTCTGCTCTTCGCCAATAAGTTTAGCAAGTCCTTTTCCGTACTTTTGTTCAAAGTCCACGATGATACGTGGGCGCAACGAGAATGTTGCATCTGTGCCATCGTTTGTTTTTACTTTGATAAACAATCCGTCCATTTTTCCCCCTTGTTAGTTTAGGTTGTTGTCTTTGTAATTGCTCCGCTGATCGGCCAGGTGACCGATGCGGTTGTTAATTCACCGACGGATCCGTTGAGCGGAGTCCATTCTGAAACAACAGCAGAAAACGTGTATTGCGGATTTACTGCACTTGTTGTTGTATTTACTGGCTTTGCTGTGATTGTTACTGCTGTTCCAAGTAGCGGATAGATTGTTTGTTCTACGCTGCTTGTTGCATAGTCCTGGTGAAATTCAAGACTTACAGAATTGTCTGCCAAACCTGCAACACGCTTCTTTGCTGTGTCGCCGAATGCAGTTGTCTCGACGATGTCGAATGTTGATGAAATTGTAATTGAACTTATATGGTCGCTCAGATCGGTGCTTCCAAATACAACGTATGCGTTTGTTAGAACGATTCTTGCCATTACACGACCGCCTTAGTGATTGCTCCGGTTACTGGCCATGTCACGCTTGCTGTGGCTAATTCACCGACGGATCCGTTGAGCGGAGTCCATTCTGAAATAACTGCGTTAGCGCTATATGACGGATTGAATGCGCTTGTTGTTCCGCCATTTGGCTTGACAATTACTGCGGCAACTGTTCCGAGCAACGGATAGATTGTTTGTTCGACTTCGCTTGTTGCGTAGTCTTGATGAAATTCTAGTGCGATTGAATTGTCTGCCAATCCTGCCAGGCGAGTCTTAGCTGCTGTGGAAGAGAATGCTGTTGTTTCGACGACGTCGAATGTCGAATTGAGTGTTACTGAAGCGACCAAATCGCTCAGATCCACTCCACCGACGGATATGAATGCGTTAGTTAGGACTAGGCGTGCCATTATGCGGTCGCTCCTTCTTTGGTTTCTTGTTTGATGGATTGTACTACTTTTGTTTCTGTGTTTGTTGCTGTTGCTTTGATGTGGTTTCCAGCGATCAGAGTTTCTGCGCTGACTCCTGCATCTTGCAATTCTGATTCTGTAAGTGAATCGCCTTTGGTTTTTCCGCAGACGGTTTTGTTTGAGATGATCGTGTATGACATTGGTTCTCCTTATCCCCAAATTGTTAAGCGGTATCGGTAAGAAAGAAACAGGTTGCCTTGTGATTCATATTGACCTGATTCGGCTGATGTGACTCTTAAGGTATTTACTGTTCCGCCAAGCGTTCTATCTCCTTCGATCGCTGTTTTGATTGAGCTTGCGCCCGATCCTGCTAGGTATGCGTCGAGTTTGTCCTGGCCTGCTCTTTCGGAGAAGCGTTGAACGATCACATAAACATCGACGTTTGCCTGATCTAATCCCCGGGCGTTATCGATATCGAATGTGAGATCTAGTTGTCCTACGACCGCGCATGGCGGTGTTACTGGCTCTGGGATCAAGTCGTATACGCGTAGGCCTGTTATGGTCTGTAGCCTGGTTTTAAGACCGTCGCGGACTTGGCTTGGGTTCATTTACTTCGCCAATCCGTTGTTCTTCTTAAATGGCCGCAGAAGGGTTTCAACGTCTGCGTCGAGCTTGGCGCTCAATCGGACGGTGCCTAAGTCTGGGCTTCCTGCGATCCCGAATGGCGACTGGCGTCTTGTAAATAGCCGAGCTGCCTGGATCAGGGTTGCCATGTTGACTTCGGCTGGCGTCGCTGCCCATCCCCAGATTCCGGTGATCCGGCAGGCCTGTGGTAAATAATAAGGCCAGACGTATCGGCCGATCGCAAGTATGCGGTTTACTGGCCAGCCGCGCTGTGGATTGTTTACTGGCTCGAGCATGTAGTCGCTGGTTGACCAGACGGTGTCGTATGTCTGGTTGAAGTTGTCGTCGGTTGCCACTTCTGTGATCGTGTAATTGTCATCCATGTTCATTGTCCACGGATCGAGTGGTGTGTAATAACGGGCGACCGGTGTCTGGGTCGTTCCGTTCCGGTAAAAGAAGCGCCCTGTGTAATCGTCGATCATTCTGCTTGCTGCTGTGATTGCTGCTTCTAGTGGCGTGTCATCGACGCTGTCTGTGATCGCAAGCGATGCCTTTAATTCGGCAAGTGTGCAGTATGCATTAGTTAGGGCCACGCTTTGTCCTTCTTTCCGGTTTCGGCAGCATTGCGCGTTCTAGTTTGGGATCGGCGGTTGCTGTTTCCTTTGCCGGCTTCTGCCGGATCTTCTTAATCTTTCCAAATATCATTGTGAACCTCTTCCATCCAGAAGCTCTTTTGATGGGGTAGCACAGCTGCTGTGTTGACGTGGATCTTAAATCCGAGCGCCTTTGCCCTTCGGCAGAATAATAGATCTTCTCCGATCCATTCGCCGGCTACCGGCCCATCCCAGAACCAGCACCAATCTTTGCCCTGGTTTGGATCTGCTACTTCGCGCATCTTCTCTAGAACGCTTCGGTGAACCATCAGGCATCCGGTTCCAGCTGCGTCAATCTCAAAGACTGAATTTTTATCGTATTTGTAAAGCGGAAGAAATCCTTTATCGCTGTCCTGGAATATGGCCGGGACTGGCTTTGGGTACGGCTTGCCTGGTACTCCAAATCCTGCAAAGACAAGGCCTGCGACGATCGGGCGCTCTTTGTCATGGGCTGTGTCGATCAAGGCGTCAAATGCTGGAACTGTTAGCTGCTCATCTGAATCGATCATAAGGAGCCAGTCTGAATCTGTGTTATCGAGAAATTGTTTGACCACTCGGTTGCGCTGTTTTGATAGAAGTCCTGATCCCTTAATTCTTACAAAGGGGCCGAGTCTGCTGCTTCTTGCTTGTGCTAATTGGATGAGGCGATATGCAAATGATCCGTTTACGGATCCTGGATCGCATGATCCAATCGTTACTTTGTGTCCTGTTTTCATTTGTTCCCCCGTTTTAGAAGTGCAGAGCGAGTGACTCGGGGGGTGGGCCACTCGCTCTGCACAATTTAGTGCTTTCCTTCGATTAGAAGGTTGGTGCGCTTAGACCTGTGCCTGAAATGATTGAGGCTGCAAGTGGGTAGCGCTCTGCTGTGTATGCAGCGTAGCCGTATACAACAGACTTGAGAGTTAGGTTTCCTGCGCCTGTCGCATCGAAGCGAAGTGCGAAAGGTGAACCTGGCTGCTCCCAGAGGTGTGATTCGTTTGCTGATACGCAATAAATCTCATCCTGGTTTGTTGTTGTTCCGTATGTTGTTCCGATGTTTGCATCGGTGATGATTGGAAGTCCGAGCATCTGGTATCCGGAGTTTCCGTAGATTGGTGCTCCGCCAACGCCTACTGCGTTCATCGCACCGTTTGCTGCTGGTACAACAAGTGGACGGTTTGTGCTGTCTACTGCTGCAAGCAAGAAGGCTAGACGACGTGGGTGAAGTACCCAGTGTGTAGGTGAAACGAATGCGTTTGTCTGGATCTGCTGAATTGCATCAGCGAGCTTTGGATAAAGCAATCCGACTGTTGGTGCTGTTGATGTGAATGTAACTGCGTTTCCGCCTGATGCACGAAGGCCCTTGATTGTGCCTGCTGTGCCTGCACCGTTTAGGATCTGTGAATCAAGTGTTGTGTGCCATGACTTGATCAAGTCTGCAACAACGAATGTATCGATGCCTGTTCCGCGCTCAATTGCTTGGCGTGAAATATCTTGCTGTCCGGCAATCGTACGCACATTAATTGTGAGCAGTGTGTCATCGACGTCTGTCTCTGATACTGCATCGTTCTGTGTAACTTGTACGGCCGTTGAACTTCCGGTCGTCATGCGAGAAATATTCAGCGTCATTCCACTTGGTGGAAGTGCCATCTTGTTTGTCGCGAAGTCTGCAAATGGGCGGCCTGCGCGTGCGAATGGAGCTGCTAGATCGACTAGGTATTGTGGAATTACAAGACCTTCGAACTGTGGTGTTCCCACATCGCGGCGTTCGATTGACTCTTCACGCATGTGGCGTGATAGGCGCTCGTTTGCTGCATAGTCGTTTGCGAACTGTGCGTTGAATGCGTCCTTTACGAAGGATGCATCTGAGTTTGGTGAATATGTGCGTGCTTCGCGTGTGACTGTTGCTCCGCCTACCTTTGGCATTGCTACATCGGCTACAGCTGCGCGGATCTCGTTTGTCTTTGCATCCGCATCTGCTTGTGCCTTCATTTTTTCAATCTTTGAATCGAGTGTGCGTGATTCTTCAACAAGTGAGTCAACCTTTGTTGTTTCATCTGCTGTCAGGTCGGTGCGATCTTCTGTTGCTACTGCTTCCAGAATTGCATCCATCTCTGTCTTTACTGCATCACGACGCTCGATCAATTTGTCAAGGAAAGACTTTGACATTTATTTGATCTCCTTTTGAGTTGGTTTGTGCAAGGTGGTGGCGGTGGTTTTCGCGGCGCTTTAAGGGTGCGAATGTCGCTCCGACTTTGTCTCTGCTGGGTTGTCCGGCAGAATTCTATTTTGTATTATTTACGATTGCTTGTGCAAGTCGAAGAGAAATCTTGCGAGTTGCTTCTTCGGGGCTTGGTTCTGGCAATGCATCGATGAGTGTAAGTGTAGACGCTTTGTGTCCTACAAGTGTATCGGTCGCAACGTATCCGTCTCTTAATTCGCGATAGAGACGAATCAAAACTGCGGGATCATCTTCTTCTGCATTGATCGTGAAATCTGTTTCTGGAACGTTGAGGGAACCTTCGCGGACAACGCGTACGATCTTGCCGCGTGCTGTTCCGCCAGAAGAATCCCAGGAGACGAAGCTGCCGACTGTATCGACGGCTCTCTCGTCCTCTTCTTCTTCATCTTCCATGTATGTCGCATCTTCGACGGACATAAATTCTGACATAACTTCTGCTGCTCTCATAATGTATTCGTGTCCTTCAGATAAATCTGAAAATATGCTTTTGAGGATCATCATTGTTTCAGGGCTTATCTCTCGGCCTTCTTTGACTGCTTGCATCGCAGCTCGTAGTTGCTCGCGTGCTTCTACGCTTGTTGTTGGATAAGCCGGGTAAGTCACGACTGAAACATCACCGTCTGCAAGGCTGAGTTCTGTAAGGGTGCGCTCTGTTCTTCCTTCGTTCCACTTCTGGCGGATCACGCGAAATGCAAAGCTCATCTGATCTACGTCGCCGCGCTCGACCAGCGTGTAAAGGTCGCGAGCTGCCTGGGTGTCTGGAAGATCTGCGTCCATGTAGAGGCCGGTTTGATCTTCCTGAAGTCGAAGCGTTCCGTTCTTTGTGCGTGCCAATGGCAGGCCTTCGTGGTTGATCAAAAGTCGCACATCTGGTGTTTCTGTCAGCGTCTTGCGAAATGCACCGGGTGCGATTCTCTCAATAAATGGAAGCGGCACGCTGTCGTCGTTGAATACGGCGGCGTATCCGGACAGGCGCATCGTTCCATCTTCTGCCTGGCGTGCTTCTACGTTCTTGATCGTGAAGGTGCGGCGTTCGATTTTTTTCATTTTGCTCCTTGAATCTTCTTCTGCATCTAATGCATCAATTTTTCGTTGCGCCCAATTTTGAGCTCTATCGCTGAAGTCTGAATCTCCGCCCCATAATAGCCATGCGACGAGTCCTGCTCCTGGATATTGCGGATCGGATGGGTTGCTGTTCTTTGGTGCTTCTCCATCGACTTTGTGTCTGGCGAACCAGGGCGCCATTTTTCTTACTTTGTTTTCGCTTATTCTGCCTGCTGCCATCTCACGAGCTGCTCGCTTGGTTCCTTCTGTGAGACCTTCGCCGCCATATCCTTCTGCCAAATATTCAAGACCGCGCTTTGCGTTTGCTTGAATAAATTGAGGAACGCTTAGGTCGACTTGTCTGCTGTTTATTTGTGGTTGCCATGCGTTGCAGTAGTAGGCTCCATCTACGTAATCATTCCAGCGCTCGCACCATGCTTTGGTTCCTTCTGTATTTTGCTTTTCTTCGTTATAGAATAAGCAATTTCCGCACGCTCTTCCTTCTGGCACATCTTCTGAAAGTGCTGGCCTGTAATTGTCGGGAAGTTGCCGCTTGCTTACTTCGCCGCCTGGTTCCATATCTTCTGCGATCGAAATTGCCACCATCTGATCGATAGCGTCTTGTTTACTTTCGTGGCATCCGATTGTTGTATAGGATCCGTCGGCTTCTTCTTTAACGGTTGCCCATCCTGCGCAGTCACTCTGCTTGTCGCTTATCAAATATGGCATTTTTATCCTAGATCAGTAGAAGAAGTTCTGCGTCGTCATCAAGCACAGAGAAATCTATTCTTGATGTTGCTTGTATTTTCATCGCGCCTAGTCGTGTCTTTGCTTGTCCTTTTATTTTCTTTGGTTGCTTTATCTGTGTCTCTAGCGTGATGATGTTTGGCTGAACGTAATTCGGAACTCCTAGCGAACCAGCAGTTTGAACTGTTGCCTGTGGAATGGTTGCCTGTGCGATCAATGCTCCAAGAGGTGCATTGGCTGCGACAAGATTGTCAATTCTTGCGGTTGCCGTTCCTGTTAGGGATCCTAGTGAAGCGCTTGCTGTCGCGAAGGTGATCGGGCCTAATACGTCAAAATCAAGTTCAGAAGTATCAAGAACAAATTGAGCCATGTTAGCTCGCGAGTGTTAGGGACGCTGTTAGTGATCCACTTGGAATTGTGAAGGTGTCGCCTGCTGTATATGCGTTGCCTGTTACGGCTCCGCTAAACAAGAAGTTTCCTGCTGTTACGTCATCCCATACTGTGAAGAATGTTGCATCTTCTGAGCCTGCGATGTTTGTCCATGAAACATCTGCGTCGGATGTAAGTCCACCGGCCGTTGCTGCACCGAATGAAGCTGCTTTCCGAGTCGTCTCTGTTGCTGGATTGCCTGTGCCGTTTGCTCCTGGATCGCCGATGTGAAGTTTCACATAAACATTGGCTGCTGAGTAAGCGGTGGCATTGCCAACGGCATCTAGAAATTTGTTTCCGAGATAAGCGCTTAGACCTGTTGCCATTATTCTTCCCCTTCAACAAATTCTTCAATGACTTCAACAATCAAATTGTTTTCATCTCGGATGATCTTCTTGCGGACTCTCTTGCGTTCGATTGTATTTGTCACATTTACTGTCGGTGCATCGACGCTCACGTTTGGCGCTTCAACATTGACTTGAGGTGATTCAAGCATAACCATCGCCGGTTCAATTGTTACATTTGGAGCTGCAACGTTGACGGTTGGTTCTGGAACTTGTAGAACCATGTGCGGCTGTTCGCTGCGTGCTTCTCTTGAATTGACTTCGTAGGCGCTTTGCGGATCTGCTGGATCGATTGTTGATATCTGTTGCAGTTGCGTTGATGGCAGTCCTGTGTGAGCCATCGGTGGTAATCCGACCGCTTCTGTTACGGCCTTTGGATCGAAGCCGACCTGGATCAGGCTTGCTGCAATCTCTGATCGTAATTTCAGGCCGACGTCTGGTGCGTCTGCTGCGTCGATATTTTGCAGCGGTACTCTGTATTGATCGCCTGCTTCGCCTAGTGGTGCTAAATCTTCGACTGCGCGGACGTCGTTGAGCGATAGGAAACCTTCGCGCAGGCCCTTTGTGTAGGCATCGAAACGCTCGAGTGTCGTTCCGCGAAGCAATGCGTCAAGGTTGAACTTGATGAAACCGTCCGGTTCTGGAAGTAATTCAGAAAGTGATTGCTCGATTCGTTCTAATAATGGGCGCAGCGAATGCTGCACGAATGAAAGGTTTTGCGCTTCAACGCTGGCAAAGGACATCGCTCCTGCTACTGGGTGTCCTAATAGGCTGAGTGGGACTCGAAATAATCGGGCAATGTCTTCGACGTTGAATCTTCTGGCTTCTAGGAGCTGCGCGTCGGCGGCGTTAAGTGTCAGCGGTCTGAATTGTGCGCCACCTGAAAGGATTCCGATCTTGCCTGCGCGGTATGGGCCTGTGTGAGTGATGTTCCAATCGCGGCCGATGTCGCCTGCCTGCTCTTCTGTTAATTCGCCCGGCACTTCAATGACGCCGCCAGGGTTTGCCGCGTTGCCAAAATATGCAGCTGCGTATGTGTCTGCTGCCATCGCTGCGCCAATAGTTAGACGAGCTGCTGCGATTGGGCCGAGGCCGTACATGGATCCTGGAAGTCTAAAGAGTGGAATGTGTTTCATTTCGCGTGATGTAAGAATGCGCGAGAAGGTTCCTTCTGGATCTTTCATCTTGTAGATAAGTGGTTCGCCTGGGCCTAGTCGCTCAATCCGAATGTCATCCGGGTGGATGCAGTAGACCTCTTGGACTTCGTCCATGTCATCGCGAACCGTTAAAATGAAAGCGTTGCCATGAATATTAAGTGAAGCGATGATCTGCTCATAAAATTCCACACGCGATGCTTCTGGATTAGGCTTGTTCACCCATGCCGGTTGCAATCCGTAAACGCTTGAGTATGAGAGTCTGTTTCGGCCGCGTCGAACGTATGCTGAAAGTGGCAATGAAGAAATTGTGTCGCCAAGCAATCGGATGCATGCATAAACTGTTGACATGCGAATTGCTGAGTCTGCGTTTACATCGATTCCAGATGGGGCCATGAAAGCAGGGCGTCCTGGGATAAGTGGTTCGACCCATTGGCTTTGGTTAGTGTTGACGCGCTTCTGCTCTGCTGCTTTGATTCGCTTCGATAGACTCATCAGTTAGCCTTTTCTGTTATCCATACTAGAAATGTTCCTAGTGTAATTAAT